AGCCGCGATCAAGCTCTTGAGAGTTTGGCTGGTCAAGTAGACAAGATGATTCCGGATCTGGCTGCTGCGACGGGTAACCCAACCTCAAACTATCAGGCTGCTCCTAACAACGTCGATATCAAGACGTTTGGAGACAATGTTGGTAGATTACAGAGATATCGACTGGTAACTGCTGCTACGACAGCTGTTGGACCAGTCGATCTCATTCTTGCAAATACATCTGGCGGCGCATGGACACTCACTCTTCCTGCGTCACCAAACGTTGGTGATAGGGTGTTAGTGGCTGATGCTGCTGGAACATTTGCTACATTTAATTTGACAATCGGCAGAAACGGAAATAACATCCTGAGTAACGCTGGTAACTACATTCTAAACGTAAACAATGCTTGGGTTGAGCTGGTATACGCCAGCGCTTCTCGTGGCTGGATTGTGAGGGCATAATGGCAGATATTCTACACAGTGTACAGTCTGGGCAGAATATTAATGATTCTGCGCAAACATTCGCCGGTGCCAAAACATTTAGTGGTGCCCTAACACCAAGCAGTGGAATTGTAGGTAGGACCGACGGGGGCGCGGTTGCTGCTGGATCTATTGGTGAGGTTAAAACGGTACTTGGTAGTGAGTTTGCTGTTACTAACAACACAACTGTAACATTGGCTTCTTTAACTCTAACACCGGGTGTGTGGCGTGTAGATTACTATTGTTGGACAATCAATGGTGTTCCCACTAATGCTGCCTGTCGTTTTATAGCAAATATCAAATACGGAGATAGCACGTTTGCACCTACAACTGCGACAAACTCGGATAGCGCAGGTGTAATTATGATCATGCCAGATCCTATTAATGGAAGTTTTAGTAGTGGTGCAGCCAACTCATTACCAGGAGGCGCTGTTGTGGCATCGGGCGACGTAGATAAGAATGTCTACGTCCGAGGTGGATTAGACACGCGAACAACGGGTACTGGTGCTTTTAGAGCTAAGATCGTTGCAACTAGAATCGCTTAAAGAATAAGAGAGAAATATGGGCACTGAATTAGTAAGAAAACCAGCATCAGCAAGTAACGGCGGCGAACTCGATAGTAGCACTACACAGGTTATCCCTGGCGCTAAGACGTTCACCTCGCCACTTACTGGTTTCGTATCTGGTAATGATTATAGAAACCTAATAATCAACGGTAACTTCGATTTCTGGCAAAGAGGTACTTCTTTTGCTAAAAACTTATATACAGCAGATAGATTCTTTACGAGTGTACAAGCTGCTTACACAACAACAATAACACGCTCTACAGATGTTCCAACAGTAGCACAATCTAAGTTTAATAGTCAATATAGTTGGCTTATCACAAACGGAACTTCACCTGGTGCACAAGGTGCTAGTGGATATGTGCAAATAGGATACAAACTTGAGGGATATGACTATCAAGCTTTACACGGGAATACTGGAAGACTACAATTCTGGTGTAAGAGTAGTGTAGCGGGAACATATAGTATTTGTTTAATTAATAGTGCTACAAGTCGTAGCTATGTTTCAACTTTCACAATAGGTGCTGCAAACACTTGGGAAAAGAAAACTATAGATATCACTTTTGATAATACCGGTACCTGGGTTTTTGATAACGGTATTGGATTATATATATATATAAACTTGTGTGCAGGAACCAGTCTTCAGACATCTACACTCAATACTTGGGTAAATGGCGCTGCTGGACAAGCCGTAAATACTCAAACTGACTGGGGTGCAACTACTGGAGCTACTTTCCAACTCGCACAAGTGGCTCTAATTCCTGGAAATTTCAATTCTGCTATAGATATATCCCATGCACGAGCTGGACGCACTATCGGTGATGAGCTGAGAATGTGCCAGAGATACTACAACAAGATGTTGGGAGCAGACGGCAATGGGAACTTTGCATCATATGTATCTGCCATAACAGCTTCCACAAGTACATTCACGATTTGGATTAATTTTCCAACCCCCATGAGAGCCATAGCGCCCACTCCTACTTTCAGCGGCACCAATAGATTTATGTATGGCAATACGTCGGTGGCGCTTACTGGTATTACTGCTAGCAATCAGCAATTTGGTATTCATGGTGGCTATGGAGTATATAATACCTCAGCAACCCTGCCAGCAGCTGGAACAGCAGGAGCTGTTGGTGCTTCGGCCGATGTAAGTGCCTATCTAGCATTCGATGCAGAGCTATAACAGTTTAGCTTTAGACAATGTATTCAAATAGACTGACGAAGAATAAGGTAGAATAAGTAAGAACTATAGGATATAAGAATGACGACTGCACCCAACAATACAATACTTATATACAGGGCGACTTCGCCTTCTGGTAAGTCATATGTTGGTATCACATCTACTTCCTTACACAGGCGCCAGTTAGCTCATAAGAGATATGCGCTTGAAGTGAATAAGAATTTCACTTTCTATCATGCTATTAGAAAATACGGTTGGGATAATATGACCTGGGAAGTGCTTGAGAAAGCAGATAGTTGGGAAAAAGCGCAAGAGCTAGAGATGTTTTATATAGCAAAATTTGATACATATAAGAATGGCTACAATATGACCCTAGGCGGTGATGGTCATCTCGGCTTTAAGCAGTCTATCGAGACCATTGAGAAGCGTGCATTAGGAAATAGTAGGGCTCTTAAAGGTAAGAAACTATCTCCTGAGCATGTAGAGGCTATTCGTAAAGTACGATTTGGGAATACCAACAAGCGTGGCACCAAACTGAGCGATGAGCAAAAGAAGAGAATTAGCGAAGTTCAGAGACATAAGATGAAACCTGTAGTTTGTTTAGAAACTAAGCAAGAATTTGAGTCTATTAATGCTGCGGCAAAAGCTATGAATTTGCACAAAAGCGGTGTAATGAGATGTGTGAATAAAAAGGGGCAAACCACAACTGGTGGTTTTACCTTTGTATATAAGGGGGTCCAATAATGACTACCGCACCGCGTATAGATTCGCTGGAGCTTAATCAATCAGGTCTCTCTGTCTCGCTGCAGACTCCTGTAGTCAACCTTACTTATAGAACTGCAACAACAACTACTGGAACACCAGCTTCTGGACTGTTCTACAGCAGCATTGTGGGTCGCGGCAAGATGGTTGACTTGAGCAATGACCTTCTTCCTCGGATGGGGGTTGAGCGGATTATGGTTCAGCAGGTTATAAAAGTTGATGGCGAAATTGGACCTAACGGTGAAGTTGTTTATAAGCCCGCTAATGATAAATTTGACCAGATTAGGTTTGTGGGACCGTGGGCCTCAGACAATGCCGCCAACGGACAACGCATATATGATAATGGGAATGCTGCTGGTCAATATATCGAAGTCACCTTCTATGGAACTGGTCTTAATTTATTAACGTATTTTAATGGTACAGCTCCAGGAACAGTTCAAGCTACGATAGATGGCACACTTGTTAATTCTAATGTTTTTAGTATTACTGGAAGTGGAATTTTAACTTCGCGAAATTATTCACAAAATACAGTAATTGCTGTTGCCTCAGGTCTCACTTTAGGAGTCCATACGGCTCAAATTAAAACAACTGTATTTAGCGGGTCTTTAGGCCTAACTATTTATGGATTTGAAATCCTAAACGAATCTACCACTATAAAAGTTCCTACTGGAACCTCATCTATAAATGGTAAGCTTCTTACCAATTCATCGCTACAATCCCTAGCTTATAACTCTGGATTTGATTCTGGTACACTTGGTACTCGTGGCGGTCGTGTTGTTGTTTATCAAAAGACTGACGGAACGATTGGTAAATCCGTTACTCCAACAAACACCTCTGCAGCATATCTCACCAGCACAGATCACACCAACGAAGAAGTGATTCGCACTTATAATTTTAGAGAGTTCGGTGCTGGACGAAGTGATGATTTCAGTTCTCTAACGGGAACAGCATCTCAAAGAGCCTTTACTCTAGATGACGGGACAACCACTCTAGTCTGTGATTCAAATGTTAATGTGAATACAACCATTACACAAGCATTATCGATGAATGCTGTAGGTTCGTTTATCACCATTACTTTTGTAGGAACGGGCATAGATATCATAGCGGGTTCAAGTACGACTACGATAGATGCGCACTCATTCACGATAGATGGCGTAAACCAAGGAAGCATTAGCACTCTTATAAGTGCTAGCACTATGAACACTATAAAAGTTGCTTCTGGTCTTCCTTATGGGACGCATACATTAAAAATAGCTAGAACAGTTGTATCGGTTAATAACATACAAATTAGTTCTTTTATAACTTACGGCCCTAAAAAGCCCACACTTCCTTCAGGTGCAGTAGAGCTAGCTGACTACAATATTATGGCCGATTATTCTGTTGCAGGCTCTTCGACGGTCGGATATGTCTCTCAAGGTGTTTTAAGAAAAACAGGGATGAGAGAGTCTGTGTATTCGGGAACACTTTCAACGAATATTGATATAGCAAACTTTAATTCAGGTTGGGATATACATACCACTGCTTCTAGTTCTTATTATGAATATACTTTTTTTGGAACTGGGTGCGATCTTCATGGGTATGCCAACAACACATTAGTTCATAATCAAACTTATACCATGGATGGACTAGCCCTAAATACAGGCTCAAATACGGGTTCGACTATCTCACTTATTGCTACCACACCAACTGGTTTAAGTCTAAGTGCGGCCGGTGTTCTCACCGGAACAGCAACAGGTAGTGGTCCTATTTTCGTTAGAATATCTGGCTTGACCCTTGGAAAGCACACAGTAAGAGTTACTGCCAACAGTACAACTCCTATATACAATGCTAGCATCGACATTATCACACCTATCCATGTTCACAAAAACAATGGTCCTTTTGTAGTACAAAATACTCTAGCAGTAGGTAGTACTGGAATAAATGACGGAAGAACACTTCCAAGCACTATCCTGGCTCAAAAGCAGTCTGCACAAGCTGTTGGGATTACAAATAACCCTAGCACTACATCCACATCACTTATTCCTGTTCTAGATATGGAGTGTGCAATTAAAACAACGGGCAACCCTATTCAAATAAGTTATTCTTTAAGTAACTCACAATCAGCAGTAACCGCTGCAAACAGGTTTCAGCTATATGTTGATGGTGTTGCAGTTGGAACTGTTAAGAGCTGGGATCAACCTGGGGGCAGCGGTAATGAGGTTGTCTCTGACAACCTGATTGTTCCGGTAGCAGCAGGTACTCACGTTGTTCAATTGTTTTGGTTGGTTTCATCTAACACAGGTACTTTGCAGAACACTTGGCGTAATTTAAATGTAAGGGAGATTTAATATATGGCTATGCACTGGGTAGTAAATTCAGAAAAACTTATGATTGCCTGCTTCGATGACGCAGGTAAAGCTAGTTGCTCCATCGGACCAGATCAAATGTGGCTTGAATGCCCAGAAGGTGTAGCAGCTGGCAATTGCAAGGTTGCAGGTGAATGGCCTGAACTTTCTCTAGTAGACGGATCTGCTGACAAAGCTGGTCCAAAATGGGATGCAATGCGCGCTGAGCGAGATGCTCGTTTAGCAAAATGTGACTGGACTCAAGGAAGCGACAGTCCACTTGAAGCGCAGAAAAAAGCTGATTGGGCAGACCACCGTCAAGCTCTACGTGATCTACCTGCAAATACAGAAGATCCAGAGCAAGTTGTTTGGCCAGTAGCACCGTAATTAAGAGGAATTAAATGAGCAAGACTCCTGTACAAATTCAAGATTTACAGCTTGGCGAAGCGCTGCAGCAGTCTTTTGTCAACCTGACTTATAGAACAGCAACCACTACAACTGGAACACCTGCTTCTGGTGTATTCTATAGCAGTATTGTGGGTCGCGGCAAGATGGTTGATCTATCTAATGACCTTCTTCCTCGTATGGGTGTTGAGCGGATAATGACGCAACAAATTGCGCAAGTCACTGGTGAACAGGGTCCTAATGGTGAGGCTATCTGGAAACCTGTTAATGATAAGTATGATCAAGTTAGACTTGTTGGTGGAAGTTGGACCAATTTTAATAATTCATATGGCCAAAGAGCGATGGCCACCACAACTAGTGATTATATTGAAATAACGTTTTACGGTACAGGATTAAACCTGCTTGCACCCCTTACCATTAATACGACGACTGCTACCTATAGCATAAACGGTGGATCAGCGACAAGCTTTTGGCCAACTGGAACGGCCAATCCATTAGGGGGAAGAAACTATGCTGCCAATATTGTGGTTCCAGTAGTTTCAGGACTAGCATTAGGTATATATACGTTAAAAATAATATTGATTGCCGGCGCCGAATTGCATTTACCCGGCTTTGAAATCCTAAACGAATCCACCTCTGTAAAAACTTCTGCAGGTTCTGCATTTGTAAATGGTCAAAAGAAAACACTCTCTGCATTAGATAGTAGCTCTTATAACTCAAGTTTTACGAATACGTATGGTACAGCTGGCACCCGCGGCGGACGAGTTCTTGTCTACATGAAGTCTGATGGAACTATCGCCAAAGATGTTCAATATGTAAATACTGCGTCAGCGTATCTCTCTTCTGCTGACCACACCAATGAAGAAGTAATTCGCACTTACACATATCGCGAATTTGCGGCAGGTAGAAGCGATGACTTTAGTGGCGTGATGTCTGCAGCTAGTAAGGCATTTACGCTTGATGACGGGACAACAACCTTATCAGGGGTTTCAATTGATTCTAGTCTAATTACTGGTGCTGATGCTTTACGACTTGGTACTGGAAGTGGATTTTTTATTCTTACGTTTGTTGGGACAGGAATAGACGTGTTGACGGCAGAAGATCCGGCAACTACGACCCGAGATACTTTAGCTCTTACAGTCGATGGGGTTTCTCAAGGAAATCTTTCTTCAACAGTCAGCACGACTTTTCGTATAGAAAAGATTGTATCCGGACTTCCATATGGAACGCATACGGTGAAAGTTCTTCTTAATACAGCAGGTAATGGTAGGACCAATTTTGGTCGTTTTATTGTCTACGGTCCTAAGAAGCCAGCACTTCCATCAGGGGCTATTGAGCTTGCTGACTATAATATTGTTGCTGACTATTCTTTAAACAGTAGCACGGCTCAATTTTTGGGAAAATCCGCAGGCACTATTTTTAAATCGGCTGTGAGAGAAGCAGTATATGTTGGTACATGGGGAATTGGTACATCTTTGTCGGCGGCTAACGCGGCCGGTTGGTATGTTGGATCAGGCACCCTAAATGACACTGTATCATATACTTTTTTAGGCACTGGTTTCGAATGGGATACGAGCGCAAACTCTGGATCACCGACTTGGCTAATCCAGATAGCATCTGGTGGCGGAGCTTTAACAAACCTAGGAACCACGGGTACTCAGAATGTTGCCTCAGGTTCATACAACTCAGGTACATCTACTCTTACAAACACATCTGCAGGATACACAAGGTTTTCTGTTTCAGGTTTAGCCTTTGGCTTATATACGGTACAGTTTAAACTAAGCGCAATTGGTGGTGGTAACTGCGACAACTGGGGATTCTCTGTAATTACGCCAATCCATGTCCATAAGAGTAATGGTCCTTTCGTAGTACAAAATACTCTAGCTGTTGGAAGTACTGGAATAAATGACGGAAGAACACTATCCAGTGTTATCCCTGTTCAAAAACAGTCTGCACAAGCTGTTGGGATTACATCTGGTCCAACAACTACCAGCACAAGCTATGTACCTGTTACAGATATGAGCGCAACAATAAAGACCACAGGCAACCCTATTGAGATCTCTACGGCTATAACCTGTATAAATGGATCAATCAATCAAGATATATATACACAGATCTATGTTGACGGTAATCCAATAGCTGTCGAAACAATAGTGGGTAATACTCCTTCAACCATCAACCAAAACTTTACCGCTAATGATACAGCAATAGTGCCGGTAACTGCTGGCTGGCATAAAATAGATGTGTTTACAAGAGTTAGCTCAGGAACTGTGACTCTTATGGGAGTCAGAAGAGTCTTAAAAGTAAGGGAGATTTAATCTCTTTAATTAACTAAAATAACCCTCTAAGAAGAGATGGCCGATATCGACCGTCTCTTCCTTTACTCTTCCAGTCTTACCAACAAAATGATCACTCCAAGTGATCACAACATGATCCACCTGAAGTTCATTCCATTTATCATCTAGATCTTCATCTTTATTCCAGGCGATCTTCACATGTGCGGTAGGGTCGAGTCTACATACGCCGGCATTCAATTTACGCGCAGCCTCATTTAGACAACCGTCGAAATCTATAAATGACTTAGATTCTTTTGTTGCTTTATCCATGTCTTTAACGAAGTCAACAACAGTATTATAGACGTCTTCTTGACGCACAATTCGACGTCGAGCATTGCGAATCTTGTCTCGCTTTGCCTGTATCATCTTGAGTACTTCATTGCGTGCATCAGACACCTTTAACTCTCCTTAAAAACCACTTAGCCAAATTTTCCTTACCCTCTAATTTCAAAACATCATTCCAGTCTAGTTCATCATCTTCTGTTAGGGCATAGTGCGTGATTACGTCTGCAGTCTTAAGTTTTGCAAGCATTTTCATACCTGCCTCATCAGAATCTGGTGCCGCAATTATACGAAATCCCTGATCTTTTAGGTCTTTTAGTATCTCTAGATGGTGTTGAGATACACCAGATCCAGATAGAGCAATTGCCTTAAATGGATTGGTGAGTATTCCGCCATACATCGAGTTGAATGCCTGCTGTAAGCTAAGGGCATTGAACGCACCCTCGCAAACAATCACAGCCTTAATGTTTGTGCGGAAAGGGACCTGATTGTAGTTGAATACTAGAAGTCCTAGACGTGTCCCAGGAATAGTATCAACTTTACGCTCGTCGCCATTCTCGTCGATCCACGGCTCAATCATTCGAACTTGTGCGCCGCAGAATATGCTGTCATAGTAGTAGGGAAAAACAATGCCCTCTCGCTGGGTATCGTAATACATGCCTTCATCAGGCTCTATGCCGCGCGACCTGATGTACTCAATACCCTTTTGTGCACGAGGGTCGTAGAGGGGTATGAAGTTCTTTGGCCATGCCATCTTTTGAACTTCATTAGGTTTGCTTTCTTCGAACTCAAAATCTTGTTTTAGGAATTCGGTTAGAGACAATCCTGCCCGGGCACAGTACTCGTAGATTGAGTATCCGCGCTTACATTTGCCAACACAGTAAACCCAGATGTTTCCAACCTCATCATCGGACTGGTGCCAATGCAAACACGCGTTTTTGCGACCACCTTTACATATTAAACAGTGCTTAGTAGAAATAGCTAAATCTTCATGCATATTTGCACCACTTTCTTAAGTTATCTGCTTCCCATAAAGGTTGCAGATTGCTAAAGTGATTTGCCTGCTTAAACTGCTCAGGATCTAATAGATCGAACAAAGCGAGTGGTTTAATATGATCTATCTGCCAACCATTTTTCCCATAGTTTTCCCAGGTCATGCCTTCTTGAAATTTAGATTCTATATATTGACGTAACTCAATATCATTACAGCCAATACTCTCTGTGAGTGAACGACTTTTTCCGCCCTTCATCACCGAATTAATGCGTGCGCGCATATGTCCTTTTATGCGAAAAATTGGATCATTTTTGCGACGTTCTCGCCAATAAACAACATCTTTATGTTGCCTACTTTTTCTATAATCAGAACAATGCTCTTTATTATTGTTTCTCCAATCTATTATTCTTTTACGAACTTTTTCTGGATTAGCTTTCTTATAGGCATTATGGTTGCAGTTTTTACTGCAGTACTTTGCCTTGCTAGATTTAAATACAAACTCTATTCCACAAACAACACAGATCTTAGTATTACTCATCTACTTCCTCCTTCGAGGAGGCTTCGCCGTCGATTAGATTCTTTAGATCACTCACTTTTTCATTCCGAAGTTTTGCTAATGCTTCTTCAGAGATGTTGACATAACGCCCCTTTTCAAAGGCACATGCAATACGTGTTCCAGCAAGTCCAAAGCGATCTTTATGAATGACAAAATCTGATGTTTTCTCTTCAAAGTTGGGAATCACTTCGATTACCACTGTCGATGGTTCATAGATGTCAGGACAGTGCTTGATCCTGTTATCAAGGTCTTTGTTATTGCGTTTACCTAGTGAGTGAAGCTGTGCAAACACCACAACAGGGATCTCAGCGCGCTTAATAAATTGACCCAACCAAATACGGAAGTCATTCAATACCTCGTATGAGGCAGCATCTGGACGCTCAACAGATCTCTTTATCAGCTGATAGTAATCAAGCATTACGCAAGAGTAATCACTATTCTTGATAGAAGACATCAGTGCCTTAACGCCTTCCACTGTCGCTGTGGCGTTCTCTACAGTCTTGTATTCAAAGTTTACGTCCGCAACCTTTACGTATTGTGCGATCTTACCGATGAGCATTGCACACTCTCGTTGGCGAACTGCTGGCATCAAACCCTTTTTATAATCGTTGAAGTTATATCCAAGATGGAGACACGCGATACGGAAGTATACGTCTTCTTTGGATTCTTCGTTTGTTATAACGAGAGACTTCTTGCCTTCTTGCCAGAGAGGATACGAGACATTTGCTGCAATTGTAGACTTACCATTACCAGAATAACCACATATCAAATACAAGTTTTCCTTAGTAAAGGGAATTGCTGCGGTGATTGTCTGGTTGATAAAGGTAATACGCTCTTTTAACATCGCATTATAGCGAGCGATGTTGCGGATCATTGCATGGACGTCTTCTTTACCGCCCAGTCCATCAATGTCTTCGTAAGAGATATCCATCTTGGGGGATTCTTTAGGAGAACCCTGCAAGATCTTATTTATCTTGTCGGGTGCTATCTTGGCCATTTAAATCTCCTAAAATGTCGTCAAATGAAACCGATTGTTCGCCCTGAACCTGTTTGTACAAATCCTCGATAACAGATAGGTCTAGTAAGGGAAACGATTTTGCGTGCTGGCGCTGTAAGACGTATTCTTTCTTAGACATACCCTTAGGCAACTGAATCTTCTCAGCTTCTGAGGCATTCTCTGATGCTTCTAAAGGATAGACATCGTAGAAAGCCTGAGTTGCCTTACTAAGGATCAGATTCTTCCATCCCTCGAAGAACTCTGATTCGCTCTGGCTTTTGTTCGCGATAGAGCTCTTATACGTTCTACTAACGATGTATTTGTCTGGCAGATGTTTAGTAACTGCCGGCTTAATATACTCGTAAGCTAAATCATGGGAAATGAAATTCCGACTCATTTCAAAGAAAAGGTCGTTGAAATTGTTGTATATGTTGTCTTTATCTTTAGGACGATCAGAGAGACTGCTGCCCCATTTCTCAAACAGCCTATCTGCGCCCTTTTTATCAGGCGAGATCTTGGCCATCTAAGACCTCCTGATTAACATCATAGCTGTTTTGATTTTTTAGATTTGTAATGCGAATTTTGGCACTATTGTGTTCTCGATCAATGTAGAGAAGCTCAATCTTGTACTCTTCATTAATTATGAAGGGTCGACGCTTCCCCAACCACCAAAACAAGCTGTCACGTAACTTACCGGCATAACTATGCTCTAATTCACTTTTCATTTGACCTCCAAACGGTAGAATATCCATGATACGGATTCGTATCGGTTTTATTTTACGAAATAAACGGGACACAATGTGGATATAGAAATTAACAACAGCGAGATAATAATAAAGAATTATACTTCTGATTATTCGAAGAAGTTGCGCGAGTTGTTATCATATACTGATAAATCTAAAGAGTATCAGATCAGAAAGATGGCACGAAATCCATTCTCTCGTAACTCAGAATACTATAAGAAACTCGTTGCTAGTCAATACGGTACTCTAGTAGAAGAGCAAAGCGGTGTCATAACTATACCAGCTGGATTTTCGTATTTATTCAAAAACGATCATTCTATAGATAATAGAAAAGATACGGGGATCTCAGTAGCTTTTCCTTGGAAGAACAAGCCTTTTGCTCCACGAGAATATCAGCAAGAAGCACTAGATCTTATGAGCGTTAATTATCGTGGACTTATTAATTTTGCCACTGGTTTAGGTAAGACTCTTACTGCTGTTTATGCCATCAGAGCCGTAGGCAAAAGAGCACTCATATTGTGTCCTAGCCAGAGTATCGCAGATAACTTCTATCAAGAACTCTGTAGTGCTTTTGGAGATAGTGCGGTTGGATACTTCGGCGGCGGCAAAAAACAACTGAAAGATATTACGGTTGGCATTGCTCAGTCTGTTAATAACCACATTGACAAGTTCGTCAAACATGGGCTTGGTCTGGTTATCGTAGATGAGGTTCACCATATTGCGGCGGATACATTCTTCACTATAGCTAAATCACTCTCTGGTGTAGGGCGCATGTTTGGTCTTACGGCCACAGATTTTCGATCTGATGGTAAGGACGTAATGATCCGGGCTGGTGTTGGTGAGGTATTGATAAAAAGAGATATTGTTTGGGGTATTCAGAATGGCTGGTTAGCATATCCCCATATAGTGATGCGAAATGTAGAGACTTCAGGGCGCGAGTATCCTGAAGATAAAATTAAGAATTATAAATCTCATGTATTGAACTCCCCGGAAATGAATGAGCGGATCATTAAAGATATTCAGAAGTGCTTAGATGCTAAGAAGTCGGTACTGTGTCTCGTTGACGAGAAAGAGCATGGCAGAATTCTGGCAGAAGCCCTCGGTCTTCCGTTTGCAACGGGCGATGATAAACAATCTACCGAATACGTCAAGCAGCTTAATGCAGGCACTATTCCTGGACTTATTGGTACTGATAGCAAAGTCGGAGAAGGGACTGACACCAAGAACGTAGATGTTCTTGTGCTGGCCAACTTTGTTGCAAGCAAGGGGCCACTCTGGCAGAATCTGGGCCGCGGATTGCGCATTCATAATAGTAAAGAAGTGCTAGTACTAGATTATCGCCCCACAGGATCGAAAATGCTATCCCGTCATGCGGATCAGCGCCTTAAGCTATATAAGGCAATAACTACTAGTATTAAAGAGATTTGATGCTTCTCTAGGTTATAATAACCTGGAGGAGTAAGTCATGAAAATAAACCAAGACGGCCTAGATTTAATAAAAGGATTTGAGGGCGTTAGATTAGCACCCTATAAAGATCCTGTTGGTATCCCCACTATTGGGGTTGGCGCAACCTTCTATCAAGATGGTCGTAAGGTGACAATGACCGATCCCCCTATGACAGAGGAGCAAGTTACTGAACTTCTTAAGTTTCACCTTGATAAGTTTGAAAAAGGGGTTTCTAGTCTAGTTAAAGTGCCCCTAAACTCCAATCAATTCTCTGCCCTAGTGTCTTTCGCATTCAATTGTGGAACAGGTAATCTACAAAGCAGCACTTTGCTTAAGAAACTCAATATGTTAGACTATAAAGGTGCTGCAGACGAGTTTCTGAAATGGACCAAATCAAAGGGCCAAGAACTTCCTGGCCTAATACGTAGACGTAAGGCAGAACGAGAACTGTTCCTCAAACCTCAGACATTAACTGAGACAGCATCTGTTCAAGGAGGCATGCTTCCAGATGGTCCCTCAGAACAGGATATTAGTGACATCCTTAAGAACCTAGAAAAAGGTGTCTGACCGCTCTAGTTTCTGGTAGAATTAGGTCTGCGGAATATACAAGTAGACAAAGTGAGCGGCCTCATAAGCCGTCGCCGAGAGGCTTCGCTGGTGCAAATCCAGCTTCCGCGTCCATTCCAGAGTATAACTCCCTAGTATAAAGGGAGTCCCCATGAAAATCAATATAATCGGCGATATCGCTGGACGCTACGATGAACTTCTACTTCTTCTCGCGAAGATGCCTGAGGCAGACCTAATTCTGTCCGTGGGAGATATGGTTGATCGTGGGCCAAAGTCTAAACAAGTTATTCAGTGGTTCATGAAGATGCAGAAAGCTGGCAAAGCCGAAGCGATCTATGGAAACCATGAAGACATGATGGTCGAGAGTCTAGTGACTGGTCGTTCTCGAGACTGGATGAATAATGGCGGTCACAAAACTCTAGAATCATATATGAAGAAGAGTGATAAAGACTTTCAGAGTGCTCTAGTCCCTAAAAGTCATATTGACTGGCTGAAAAAACGTCCAATGTACTTTCAGACAGACGATCTGTTTGTAAGTCATGCTCCAGTTACTTCACTTAAAAATATTCCATCAGATCCATATAGTCGAGATTTCTATTTTATATGGAATCGCTACGAACCAAAAAAGCCACAAGATAAGTTTCTCATTAATGGTCACAATGGGCAGCTGCGAGAGTATAAGTGGGGCGACGGGCGTGTTATTGGCATGTGTATTGATGATAGTCACAGAGGTGTCTTAACTGGTCTTCATTGGCCAACAAAAGAGATCTTTCAACAAGAATTTCTTAAGACAGAAGAGAAACCAAAACCACCTGAGAAAGAGATGACAGAAGAAGAAAAGAAGGCACTAGATATGCTTATCTCTTGTATGTTTTAAACTATATGTCACAAACGGTTATCTACAAAGGATGGATTAATGTCCTCCCTCCGAGGAATGGGAGGGATGCAACAGTTGTCCTTACTCCGAGTAGATTCTTCTATCGTGCAAAGAAGCATGTGATAGCAGAAAAGATAGCCCAAGATAAAACCGAGCATGGACAATTTATAGGTATTCGAGTATGGGCTGCCTATTACAGGATGAGACCCGTACGCAGGCATAGAGTCTTATCGAGTATGGGTGTGATAGACGCCGAATATAGTGAGATAACCGGGGCAAATGATGACTATAGATACACCATACAATTTATTAAGATAAATAGTGATTTCAATCTTTTAGAAGAATTAGCTCGTTTCTATCATCACTACTGTATTATCGAGATAACTTACTCATCTACAGAATACGATATGATAGCTCACGAACTCGAGCGAATACTCCTCCTAAACCACGATGAGTAAGTAGAATAGCAACATGAGTGATACAGATATATTAAAACTTTATATGAAAGAAGCGTGTAAGACACCGCTTCTCACCTATGCTCAAGAAGTTGAGCTGGCTAAAGAAATTGCCGAGGGAAATCAGAGATCAAGAGAGAAGCTTATCAAAGCCAATCTTCGCCTAGTTATCTCGATAGCTAAAGCATACAGTAATCGAGGTATGGCTCTTGAAGACTTGATTCAAGAGGGAAATATAGGCCTCATGAAGGCCATTGAAAAATATGAATATCAGCGTGGATACAAATTCTCCACATATGCCACATGGTGGATTCGTCAAGCTGTAACTCGAGCTATAGCTGACAAGAATCGTCTAATTCGTCTACCCGTGCATATGGTGGAAACTTATAACAAAGTATCTAAAGCTATTAGCTTATTTGTGGCTGAGTTCGGTAGATCCCCTACCCATGAAGAGATAGCTAAGAGAGCAGGCGTATCACTAGACAAAGTTAACGATGTTATCCACTATGGATCCCCAATAGCTAGTATAGATGATATTCTAGTAGAAGATAGCGATGTTCGTTTCAGTGATACTCTTACTGACAACAGTACCCCGGTATCTGCTGCGATGGAGAACTCTATGAACGACATCGTCATTACGTCATTAAAAGATCTCTCTAGCAGAGAAGAAAAAATTTTGAGACTAAAATATGGAATAAAATGAAAATCTTAATACTTCTTGGCGACAACAACAAGTATCTCACTTACAAGACTTTCACGTCTGATAAAGACTTAGACCTATTCATCGATAAGATCCACCCACTAATGATGGCCAACATCCATGGCGTTCTTCCTCTAAAGAAGAGACTTGAGATAGTTAGAGATGATTATTTCCCTCAAGCCGGGGCAGTATTCGACTTTGTCGTTATCGACACAGAAGAAACCTAATTTTGGGTTTCTGATAGCTACTTCCTAAAATTTAACCTTCTCTTCACTACTTTACATGAGTGCGCGAAGCGCACTCATACCGCACGCGCGAAGCGCGGGCGTGCATCTCTATAGAGAATAGTTAAGAATGGTAGTGTAGGGGATTGTTAATCTTATGATACCCGCGACGAGGCATTTTTCTAAGTTAAAGCAAAAATTTTTATTGTGTGTATAATTCGCTGGTAATTCTTTTTAATGGAGAAGAACATGACCAAAACAACTAAGCAAGCAATTCAAGACTCTCTTCAAGATCAACTAGCTCATGAAGAAGCCAATAAGCAAAAAGCTAAAGTTGAACAACATATGAAAGCTCTTCAGCAGATTCGTGAACAGGCTTTCAAGATTGAAGTTGAAGTTTTAGATGGCGGAAAATTACCTGCAAAAGCCAATCGAACTGATGCGGGTTTTGACGTATATGCCACAAGCGACGTCACGATTTTTCCAGGTCAAGTAATTAAACATCCACTGAATATCCGCATGAAGTTGCCTGCAGGTAGTTGGGCAGAGATTCAAACCAAGAGCGGTCTCGGTTCTAAAGGTATGCTAGTCTATGCCGGTGTTGTAGACGAAGGATATCGAGGAATGCCGCATGTAATCGCGACCAACCTTAATTTTTATGATAAAGCAATTGACGCTAGACCAGATGGATCTGGTGATCTTATGAGTGTGCCAATTATAATCAAGAAACATGAGAAGCTTGCACAAATAACTATGCATCCCCACTCTAATGAATATTTTATGGTGCAAGTAGATAAGGTCGATACAGAAACTGATAGAGGACAGGGTGGTTTCGGCTCAACCGGAAAAGCATAAGATTAAGTATAATCCTCGCATAGTATCTATGGAGGATATCAGTGAGCCACAATCTTGCCAAACTCTTCACTTCTAATATAAGGGTCTCAAATCTGGGACCCTTTCATGCCGATGCTATATGGCCTGCTAATATCGAACTCTGTATTACACGAGTACCCATCCGAAAGCGAGATGGATATGATGACAAGATGATGCAAGAGTTTGCAGTTAAACTCAAGAGCCAGATGGTTAAGAATGGTATCGTATTTCTTATCTGTTATGCTCCAGTTGAAGCTAAAGCTAGACCTTTTCAAGTCGCTCATTACATGAGTGAAGCTGGTTTCAATCATATCGACAATATCGTCATCCAGAAGACCTGGTATCCAGGAAAACGCTCTGAGATTAACCTGGTTAACTCTCATGAGTATGTTCTGTATTTCTGCAATGGCGATGTGTGGAATCTTGATCGACTACCTATTCGGCAATATCTAAATACCAGCGCAGATATTTCCTGTCCAGGGAATACATGGAAAGTCGAGACCGGATCTCTCGACGAGTCTATTCCTGAGGATCTTGCCGAACTTCTACTTCGCATGACAGACTCTCTTCCTGGATCTATAGTCTTTGACCCATTCATGGGAAATCAATCCACTATGCAAGCATCTATAAAGCTCGGTCACTCCTTCTATGGGTTTGAGACTGATCCCAAAAGAATGCAGCGTTATGAAAAACTTGTAAAAGAGGCTAAAAAATAATGTTTCAAAAAGTCAAAGCAAAGCAAATCTTAGCTAGTAAAGAAAAGATTCGGGATCTCGTTAATAAGACCATCGATGATATGGCAACAATTGTTGGAGCTACACTCGGCCCCGGTGGAAATCCAGTCCTTATCGAACGAGATGGCCTACCTCCGCTAGTCACTAAAGATGGGGTAACTGTAGCTAAGAACATTGGTGTCTCTGACGCTGCAGCTAATACTATTGTAGAGGCTGCGAAAGAGATCTGTATCAATACAGCAAAAGAAGCTGGCGATGGAACAACTACAGCTATCGTTCTTGCCGATGCTCTTGTCAAAGAAGGCCAGAAATTTCTGGCATCTAGGCCTAAATATAATCCACAGCGTATGATTAACGAGCTGAATGATGCCTACACCAGCGTTGTAGTGCCCTTTCTTCGTGATGTTGCTGTAAAAGTTAACAGTGAAGAACAACTTAAATTCGTTGCAACAATCTCTGCCAATGGTGATAAGGAGATTGCTGCAGTCGTTGTTAAGGCTGTTATGGATGCTGGTGATGATGGTACGGTTCTTATCAATGAAAGCCAGGGTGGAAAGACTTATGTTGAAGTAAGTGAGGGATATATCGTAACTACCGGCCTAAAAGATCTAGGTCAAATCGGTCCTGCCTTTATCAATGATAAGGCAAATCAACAGGTCAAGATGGATAAGGGTTATATCGTGCTGTACGACGGCTCGATGAACGATCTCAAGGTTCCTGGCCTAATTCAGGATGCTGTGGCTGATGACGGTGGATTCTCCGATGGAACTCCCATCATTGTGTTTGCCCATAGTTTTGCAGACAGTGTATTAGATAAGTTTGCAAAAACGACTAAGGGCGGTCTAACGGTAGTACCTGTTAAATCACCTAGGTCTGGTCTACCAAATGGCGCCTCTATGTTTCTAGAGGATATGGCTGCATATACCGGAGCAAAAGTCTTTGATCCAGGCAATGTTGAAGATCTTGACGAAGATGGGCTAGGTCACTTTGAGAGTGCTCGTGTAAATACGTACGAGACCTTCATCACAGCCCTTCCTGACGGTGATGCTGTTACTAAGCGTGTTGGAGAGTTAAAAGCTATTATGGAATCAGCCATGGGCGAACTCGACCGCTCATTCCTTAGAGCTGCTATTGCTAAGTTGACAGGTGGAGTTTCTACCATACACGTAGGTGGAGCCTCTGATCTTGAAATACGTGAAAAGAAGGCTCGTGTAGAAGATGCTGTTGAAGCTGTTCGTTCAGCTATTGCTGAGGGTATTGTTACTGGCGGTTGTGGCGTTCATCTTGTTCTATCGAACATAATCCACAATCATCCAGATAAAACAGAAGCATGGTCTATCTTAGCAGATGCTTTACAAGCACCATTTCGACTACTGCTAAAGAACTGTGGCGAGGATCTTGATGAGGTTATGGCTGAATTCGGTGAACACATTCAGCAAGGATCAAACTCCAAGCGCCTTCCTTCTAAGGTTTTCGACGCCAATAGGCACAAAATGGTTGATCCAATGAGTGCAGGCATTATTGAACCTGCTAAGGTAATAAGAGTAAGTGTTGGCAACGCACTATCGGTGGCATCATTGCTTACAACATTGGGAGGAATCGTCGTGGTTCCCCGTGATGTAAACTTTGAAGCTCAAGCTGAACTTGCTCAAGCTGCATTTAAAAACATGATGGAGACGGCAAATGATTGATAAACTTAAACAACTATGGCAATATGACTGGTTTAAAATCAGTACATCCCTATTACTAGGGATAGTAGTGGGTGTGATCTTTTATCCCAGTAAGACAATCACTGAACGAGAGACGCTCAAGCTTAAAGAGAGCTATGAACTCAAAATAAGCGAAATACAAAAGACTCATACTGAAGAGACCAAGGCCCTTAGTGAAAAACTAATTGCTGAAGAGTCTGCCCGTAAATCTCTTGAGATGGAATCATCTAAGAAACTTGAGATGTTAACTCAAGAAAACAAGAGTTTGAAACAGTCAAGTAAAAAACAGAAGTTTAAACTGGTAAAACCAGATGGAACCATTGTTGAAAAAGAAATGGAGCAATCCAACTCCGAAGAAGTATCCAACATCGTTTCCTCTATTAAGGAGGAGTTTAATCAAAAGGTTAAATCTATCGAAGAGCGCTGGAAGAAGGTACACGAAGAACGCATTGCAGAACTTAAGAAGAAATTTGATAAAGATATAGAAAAAGCTAGAAGTGAGCAGAAAGTTATAGAAAAGACTGTAGAAAAAGAGAAGATAGTAGAAGTTAATAAGAAAAAACTACGCCCAGAAGTAGGCGCATCATACGATGGAACAAAAGACGTAAAAGGATACTTCCACCTTTCATATCCCGTTGCAGGTCCTGTATTTATCGGCGGTGGTGCTAGCGGTAGCAAAACTGGATTCGGGGATGTTAGACTAGGACTTGGTTTGGAGTTATAATGCCGAAATATAGCTTTCAATGCCCATCTTGTGGGGCGGAAACGCAGATGTATGTTCCGCCTCTTGTAAAACAGGTAGAGTGCAAAATCTGTAGCGGAACTATGGATCGCCAAATGCCTTCATTAAATGGTCCAGCTAATGTGCGCGAGGTGATAGATAAACACACCGGTATAACATGGACCGATGGTCAACAGGATATGGTTAAAGAACGTAGAGAAGAATATTACTGGACTATCGAAGTACCCAAGCTTGTATCCTCTGGCACCTATAGTTTAGAAACCATGCTTGAGAATGGTTGGATCTGGGTTGATGATGCCAATAAAATCCACATCCATGACAAGCCCCCTCATAGAAGGTAGACAATGAGAGTTAAAGAATTAGAAGCCGAGAATATACTGAGTATCGGCCGTATCTCTATTTCTTTTGCTAACTCAGGTTTGGTTTTGTTAGATGGCTGGAATCACGATGATAATTCTCATAATGGAGCAGGAAAAAGCTCTATCTTTAATGCTCTAGCGTTCGCGATCTACAACAAACTCCCAAGAAAAGTGACAGCCTCTGAGATTCTGCGTAAGGGTTGTAAGACTGGTTTTTCTAGAGTAGTTGTTCAGATCGGTAAAGATGAATTTGACATTAAGCGCAGTAGACCAAATGGTCTTGTTGTACTTAAAAATGGACAAGCTTGCCCAGAGATGTCGCAAGAACAGCTCGAAGCACTGATTGGCCTAACATACGACCAGTTCTTGATTTGCATGTATTCTGCCCAAACAGAATCTATGAAGCTGATATCCCTCAATGACTCCTCAAAGAAAGACTTCTTCCTAAGGCTTCTTAGTCTAGAGGATTTTGCCGAGCGAAGAAAATTAGTTGATTCCATAATAAAAACCAAAACCCTTGAGCTGTCGGAGATGGAGCTTTCGCTAGGAAAGGTAGAAGCTAAGATCTCTGCATATAGCGAGAGTCTTATAGATGAAGAGGACGTGCTAGCTAAAATCGCAGCTGCTGACCCGTCTCTCCTAGAAAAAGAGCTTGTTGAACTATCTCATGTTCAAAAACCAGATATGTCTAAGTTTGATAAACTTGAATCTACACTCAATGCTAAACTTAGAAATATTGCTTCGATAGAAGCATCCATCGGCTCTTCTCGACTCATGGTTAAGAAACTAGATAATGCAATCATGAGCCTGGATAGCGATAGCATAAAGTGTCCTCATTGCAGTGAGGCCTTTGTTTTAGGCAATGACGGTCCAATGACAAAGCAGCACTTGCTAGACGAACGCGCCTCAAACGTCGAGATTATAAACAATCTATCTAATGCCGTTTTAGAAAAAACATCCATTATGGATAATTTGGTAAAGCTTAAGACCAAGAGATCGGAGTCACTATCTCGATATGCAGAGACGTCCTCTAGGACCTCTGAATTAAGGGGTTTGATTGAGATGCGTAAGAGGTCGATTGTCTCTCTGAATGAGAAACTAGAGAAGCAGGGCGAGATTCAGGGAAAAATATCTAGCGCTAAAAACCTAATCACAGTGTTAAAGACTAAGATCTCAGCTCTTCGAGAAGAGCTTCTTGTATACGAAGCAGTGTCGTCTGCCCTATCTCCAACAGGGGCGCCGGCATATGTTGTTGACTCTGTGATTGATAGATTTAATGAAAAGGTGTCACAATACGTTTCGCTAGTATGGCCTAACGCCTCATACTCACTGCAGTCCTATAAGGAAAGCAAGTCTGGCGATATAAAGGCAAAATTTGGCGACAAGTTGACAATACAGAGTGTAGACCGATCGATCGGTAGCCTGTCAGGCGGAGAGCTGCGATGTCTATCGCTGGCGATTGACTTTGCGGTTATCGATGTCGTAGAGACAACGTTTGGTATCTCCATTAACCCAATTATCTTAGATGAGCCCTTCGAAGGACTAGATTCCTTAAATAGGGAGCGCGTCATCGAGATCCTTGAAACACTATCTGTAGATAGACAGATCTGGATAGTTGATCATGCTTCGGAAGCCAAATCTATGTTTTCCACTATCGTTAGGGTGGAGAAGAAAGATGGTATTTCCCTCATCGTCTGATATGATATAGCTATGGATAAAGCTACATCAAAACTTTTAGAGTTAAGAGAAGCCCTTGAAAAGGCCATCACTTTGCCGTCTCCTAAGATGCCTAAAATACCAGGCCCACCAAAAGTAGATGCACCAGCTGCCCCAAAACAGCCTAACTTAACCCCAACTTCTAAAAAAGACCCAACTAAAGTGGCCCAGCAAATGGAAGATCCAGATGCTAAGGCTAACGCCCTCAAGATGGCTAAACAGAAGCTAACCCTCGCCAAGAACGGTCAATGGTCATTAGTATAATTCTCATATTGGAGAATATATGGCCACCAAGAAGAAGCGTCCCAAATATAATGCTCAATCAGCCATAAGATCTGCACTTCGCAGAACTTTTTCTCGTTCACCTATGGTGCGAGAAGTAATGATGAAAGTTCGCAGAGAGCGTCCCTGGTTTAAAACCGACGGCTCACAAGCTGCCAAGCCCCGCGTAGAGTACTTGTGCTCAGTGTGCGGCGAATGGTATATGGGTAAAGATATACAGGTCGACCACAAAGATCCCGTTGTTGATCCTGCAATAGGTTTTGTAAACTGGGATACCTTTATTTCACGCTTATTCTGCGATGTTAATAACTTAGCCGTAATCTGTAAAAATGACCATAAAGCTAAAACAGATAGTGAAAAAGCAGCCGCTGTAGAAAGACGTAAACGCCTTAAGGAATCCGAGAATAGGTAAAATCGTTTTGTTACGGTGTTATTAATTTTTAAGGAGACATATTATGGCAGTCGATCTAGGAAAAGCAAAGAAAATTCTAAGTCAAGCGTTCTTGGAAAACAATGACAACGTGAGCGAGGATGAGGCCGCAGCTATGGTGGTTAAATCCGAGATGCAGATTAAGGCTCTTCGAGAAGAGATGAGCGCTGATGAAAAACTAGCTGCAGCCATTCAGATCACCAAGGATCTGAAGACTGGTTACAATAATGCCATTAAGTATGAAGAGGCTAAGATCCAGTATTTGCTAGCTAAAATCGAAGAAATTCAGAGCGGCGAAGTCAACCCCAATGCTTCTGTCTAAGTCCAAAGGATGATACAATAGTTATGTATCATCCTAATTGGAGAATGACATATGTCACTTAGACTTACATATACTGGGGCCCTTGATACCAAGTTGGCTCAGGCACGAACTGCTGGATCTGACTTTGTTGGAGTAGATAATCTAGCTGCAATAACTACCGGACTCAGTGCAGCCGCAGCTAAAGGCCAAAAGAAGTTCACACTGAATTATCCAGTGTCCTATCAGCCTGCCGATCTTCGCCTCCTAGGACCTCTTTGGGAAGCCTTTAAATCAGGTGTTGAACAAGGTCTTGCTGCCCAAGACATCATGGGTAATGAGGTTGTTGTGAAACTAAACACAAGCGATCAATTGTCTACCAGTATCGATCTATCCTTCTCGTTCTAAAGAATCTTCGCTCCGCGATAAAAGACGCTCCACTGTGGGCGTCTTTTTATTTTCGCCGTATCTGTAGAATACAACAGAATTGTATTCAGAGGAGATACGCATGAATTTTTTATGGGTTGACGTAGAGACAACTGGATTATATCCAGAGAAAAATGATATAGTCCAACTTGCGTGTATACCTATAACTTTGGGTAAAGAGCAATCTCCGTTTAATGAATTCTGTCAGCCGGTGAATTGGCAGAATATAGAAGAGGGTGCGGTTAAGGCTCATGGCATCACGGTCGAGCGCATGAGGACCTTCCAAACCCCTGTAGTTATGTTAGATAGGTTTATTGCATATCTTCGATCATTTAATACTAAGTTTGTTATTGCGGGATATAACGTAAACTTCGACAAAAGATTTCTAAGCTCATTCTTTACGCGTAATGGTAGGGCTAATGAGTTTTTTGAATTATTTGAGCTACAGGTTCACGATACATATACAAGAGCTCAAAAAGTAAAAACACTTCTTAAAACAGAAAACCTAAAACTTGCAACTCTAGCAAAGCACTTCGATATAAGCATTAATGCCCATGAAGCTATGTCGGATATTTCTGCTACGATAGGTGTCGATAGAAAGATCGGAGAATTGTTAGGCGAAGAGGCATTCACTGAAGAGGTAGTCGAGACATTACCCACTATTCATTTGACAACCGAATTTAAGGAACCTGCTCAACTCCACCTACATTCTATGTATGGCATGGCGGAATCTGTTCCTTCTATAGAAGAGTGGGTCGAATGGTGTAAGAAAACAAAGACACCAGGATTTAGCATAGTTGACCATGGGCCTGCTGTATCCATGTACCACATGACGCGTCTAAATGACCCTAGCATAGTAGGCATTCCAGGTGTCGGAATCTATATGTATAGAGACCACGAGCCAGACACCCTATATCCTATGAATGTTTGGGCAGTAAATAATGATGGTTATTTCAATTTAATGAAACTAGCATCACTAGGATACGACGAACAAGTAGTTCTAGACGGAGTCACCTATCCTAAGCTAAAAGTCGAGGTTGTTCATCAATACAAGAAGGGCCTATTATTTGGAGTCGCGGACGTATATGGACCTGTGGGTCAAGCCATACTTGAAGGCAATAGGGAAAAAGCTGTTGAGCGTTTTAGTGTATATCTGAATAATTTTAAGGATCAGATGTATGTAGAGTTTAATCCGGTTTCTATACGCGAAACTTTCTCTACTAAGAGTGGCTTTCAGAAGATAAAAAAGAACTCGCTAGTGGTAGACGGAGATTGGAATAAGACTTATAATAAATTCTTGTCTGAGCTCGTAGATGAGCATAGTCTATCATGTGTTCCAGTAAGCGGCGCACACTTTATTGAGCCTGGTGACAAACTTCTGCAAGAGTGTATATCTAGAAACTCTTTTACCAGTGGAAAGTGCTACATCGAGTCTTATCATGTTAAGACTGCTAGCCAGCTATTTAAAGAGCTAAAGGGTCAACTAGGGGAGTGGTTGGACGAAGACAAGTTTGCTTCTTGGATTAACAACACCCACAAGATAATGGATGCGGCTAAAGATATAAAGATAGCTTTCAGCTACAATATGCCCACAATAGAAATCCCTGATAGCATAAAAGCTAAGACCGATGACTATAATAAGCAAACTTTAATGTATGCAATAGAGTTGTGCAAGAAACACGGTCGCTGGAGCGATGATCCTGTATACGTTGCTCGCTTCAAAAAAGAGATCGATGTAATCGTTAAAAACGAGGCTACAAACTTCCTTCCGTACTTCTTGATGTACGAAGATATCTGTACCTATGCCCGTTCTTTAGGTATTCTTCAGAACATTGGTCGTGGTTCAGCTGGTGGCTGTTTATTGTCATATTATCTAAAGATCATCCATATTGACCCAATTAAGGCCGATCTTCCCTTCGAGCGATTCTTGTCTCACGCACGTATTCGTGCTAAGTCTTTTCCAGATATTGACTGCGACTTTGGCGATAGGACAGAGATTCTTCGATATCTAGAGAAGAAGTATGGTCTCGGTTTTGCCCAGATCTGTACGTTTCAGAAGATGAAGACTAAAAACGCTATCAAAGATGCTATGTGGGCACTTTATGGTAGAAATCGCGAAGATTTCGAGATCAAACAGTTGTGCGAGCTTATCCCTGACTCACCTCAAGGTGTAGATGAGTATGACTTTATCTATGGCTTCACTGATAAAGAAGGCGTTGTTCATCAAGGCGTGGTAGAAACTGTCCCAGAAATTGCTCGATTTTTCGAACAGTATCGTCAGGTCGAAGAGATGATTAAGCGCCTTATTGGTATTCCTAGGGGTTGGGGACGACATGCTTCAGCATTCGTTGTCTCAACAGTAGATCTATCCTCTAGTCGTGTTCCTACTATGCGTATGTGGGATAAGAATACCAATGAGATGATTCAGGTAACGCAATATGAAGCCCCAATGGTAGAGGCATCTGGTCTAGTAAAAGCAGATATTCTAGGTGTAACCACTATTAACATGGTTTCTGAATGTCTTAGGTTGGTTAAGGAGCGCACAGGAATTGACTATCTTGAAGAAGATGATAAAGGTGTGGCAAAGATATATCGTCTACCAGACGATCAGGATGTATATGTTGACTTCTATCAGAAGAAGACCGACTCATCTTTCCAATTCAACACATCCCTGATTAAGGGATACATACAGCAGTTCTGTCCTACTAGTCGAGAACACTTATCTGCTCTTACAGCTCTTTGCCGACCGGGTACACTAGATGCACCCATGGTTAATGACGAGATAAAGAAAGATGATGGTATTTCTGCTGCGCAATACTATATGGATGTTCGCGGCGGTAGACGAAACCTAAGCTATCTTCATAAAGATCTAGCATCATGTACCTCTAACGGCGTCTTCGTATACCAAGAAGAGGTTATGAAGTTTCTAGTTGATATTGCTGGTTATACTCTAGAAGAAGCCGACCAGATTCGTGGTGCTATCGCAAAGAAAAAGCGCGAAATCATGATGGCGACCTTTGATCGTATTAGGGAATCAACAGCGGTTAGGGGTTGGACAAAAGATCAGTCTAATACAATCTGTGAACAGGTCGAAGCATTCTCACGCTACTCCTTTAATAGGTCTCACTCAAGATGTTATGCAGAATTGGGATACATAACCATGTATCTTAAGCACCACCATCGATTAGAGTGGTGGTCTGCTGTTCTTAATAACACAGACAAGGAAGATAAGCTGCGTAACTTTATGCATCTTCTCGGGACAACCATTAATCCTCCATCTCTAGCTATTCCGACAGATAAGTTTGCAATTGTTGGAAGCAAGATTGTTGCACCACTCTCGGCTGTAAAAAAGGTTGGCCCATCGTCTGTTCAGGAGTTGGTTACAAAAGGCCCATTCACCAACCTGCATGACTATGTAGAAAAGGTTGCCCATAATAAGGTGAATGTGGGACACTTTGTTGCACTTATTCATGCAAGAGCTGCAGATTCTTTCATGGACAAAGATATCCCTTATGGTGAAGCCAGGAAGAAGCTGTTTGCTGACTATGTGAAATTGCGTAAGATAAAGCGGGAATCTGCCGAACTCAACGAGACCAATCCAGTTTACATATTCCTGATGGAGCGAGAATATAATAAGTGCTTTAATAAGACGGTCATCGAAGATGAGGCTATCCAGGCACTTATTCAAAAAGCTATGCCAGGATTTGCACCTACGCATCGCACTGGTATTCCATTTTATATGGGTAGAAATCTTCCAATTCTTTCTGGCGCTAAAATCGCACACGGTTTAGCATCAAAGGAATACGACAAACAAGTAGGCATGATTCTCTTATATGAAGCATCGACACACAAAAGCGGAATCTCCAAGAAAACCAAACGCAAGTATAATTTCGTCAAGGTAGATCTATCTGATGGAAGCACTACGATAGAGTGCACCTGGTGGGACCAAGAGAAAGCACTAAAGTGGCCTAAAAATAGTATAGTGTTTGTCAAAGGGAAGCTTTCTGAAGGTTGGAAAGGTTCTGTTAGACTCACTGTCGATGAAATGGAGAAACTAATCGATGTCAAAATTTCTAGTAGTCAAGAATCCTCCGCAGAATCTTGAGAAAAACGAGTATGTGATTGATGAGCCGGATTTTTATACAGAGATCCGGGCTACCAAATCTAAAAAACCTAAATCTAACCAACTCACTGTAAACTATTTAAGAGAATTGGTTGCAGCTGTTGGTCAAAAATATTTAGGTGAAACCTTTGATGCCCTACGCACTATCAATGTTAGTAAGTACGTTGGCATACCATGTAATTCAGAAGAGGAGGTCCATAATGTACTTATTAAAGCGTTTGAAACTCAGCATCCAGAGCTTTTATTGGCATACGTTGAGCACTGTTTCAGGCACCGTCCTAGCGGAACAAACTTTATTTATTATTCTGGTAATCCTAAGTATGCTACTAAGTTGGTAGAGTTGGGATATGAGCAGGTAGATGAGAAGGAACTTGATTCTTTAAAAACCGGTAAGCCTAAGAAAATAGTAGGAAAACCCGCTATAACTGCAGAACAAGCGGCCTCATTAAACGGATAATCTTGTATAATAGAAATGTCAAATAATTGACACGTCTTTCTAACTATTGCCTAATAGGCACAAACAAAGGAGAATTGTATGGGTAAGATTACGATTAACATGGACTCTTTAAAGTCTAGTCGCGACTGGGTACGACACAAAGTCAATGATGGGGCTAATATCTTTAGGATTCTGCCTCCCTTCGGTGACCCAGATCAGCACAACAACTACCCCTATCGCCGCTGGTCTATCGCTTGGCTGCAAGATCCAAAATCTGGCAAGCGTCGTCCATTCGCCACACCAATGACCGATGGCGAGACATGCCCTGTTCAAGAGTATTGTGATGCTCTTAATACATACATTGAAGACCGCAAAAGTCAGCTAAAATCAGAAGGATACTCTGATGGTGACACCAAAGCAGAGCTAGAAGGTCTGCGCAGTGTTCAGTGGAATATGCGCCTACAGCATGTATATGCTTACAATGCCTGCGACCAAGCTGGTACCGTTGGTATTCTTGAGCTTAAGTCTACTGCTCACAAAGCAATGAAGAAAATGATGAACACCTATATCAAGGACTACGGACAAGATCCTACGTCTCTTGGTTCAGCAGATGACGATAGTGGTGTTTGGTTCAATATCTCAAAAGAGGGTAAAGGTAAAGACACAGAATATTCTGTTGCCTTCCACCAAACTCGTCAGAAAATGAATGGTCAACTCGTCAAGATCGATGACCGCACTGCTCTTCCTGAGCACGTGGTCTCTAATTACGAGAGTCTAGCATATGATTTGGGCAGCATCTATCTGCGCAAAAACTATGACGAACTCTCTTCAATTCTGTTGTTCAACATCGCCCTTATCGCCCAAGAGGTTCCAGAGGCAACTCTAGGCACTTACGACATTTCTAATGTCGATGTAAAAACCGGCGCAACTGTTCTTAAGAAAACTTCTTCTACAACAGAAGAGGAAGAAGTTCAAGCAGCACCGGTTAAAAAGGCAGCTGCACCTAAGGTTACTCTAAATCTCGGCGACGACGATGATTCCGATGATGAACCCACGCCTGCTCGTAAGTCAGCGCCAGTCGCAAAAGCTGCTCCAGCACCTGTTCGTACCGCCCCCGCACAACAGGTAAAGAAATCTGCGCCTGTTCAATCGTATGATGACGACGAACTTAGTGCTTTAACGGCAGAAATTTTGGGAGACTAATATGTCTTCAGACCTTGTAAAGGTCGAGGAGAGCCTTCGGGCTCTCCGTCTCGATCGCTTAGCTGAATTCACAAAGAAGATCGAGGATATTTCTAAGGGGTTCAACACTATGTTGGCCCCTGTATATCTTCGAGATTTCATCATGGCATATGACTTCACGAACACTATGCTTGCCTCAGCAATGAGGTGTCATGGCATCGCCGAATCTGCACAAAAGACCGCTGAGGCTATCGCTTATTTCGAGAACGCTCCTGATTACCTTCAAGAGAAGGGTGTTAAGGATAGCGATGCTGCTCGAAAACGCTATATCCCCATGGATCCTGCTGTGCAACAGGCCGATAAAGTCAAGGCTCAGGCAGAAGCAATGGTAACCTTCTTAAGGAATAAGTTGCAAGAGTTTCGCTTAGCTCACGACGATGTTAAAAAGATAGCATATGCAAATGAGTACAACAACGATTCACCGAATGAGGGTATGTAGTATACTCTCATAACAACCTGCGCTACGGCGCTTGTCTACGGACGTAAAAGGAGGAAATGTTATGGCAAAGAATAAGTGGATGTCACAATTGACAAAGGGTGTAGCTCAGGCAGCAGCTGATCTGCCGAGGCCATCAGATAATGTTGTTGCGCTGCCATCACCGTCACTTAATTGGGTGGTTGGTAATGGCGGTATTACCCTAGGTAAAGCAGTTTGCTTTTATGGACCTGAATCAGGTGGTAAGAGTTTTCTGGCTCAACTACTAATGATTCAACTTCAGAAAGACTTTCCAGAAGGTATCTGTATCTGGTTTGATGCAGAATTCTCCTTCAATCCTGAGTGGTTCGCTAAGCTCGGCGGTGATCCTGAGCGCCTTATCGTAAAGCAGACCAACGATCCTCTAGAAATCTTTGACTACATTGAGAAGGATCTTCAGGTTCTATTGCAAGATGGTTGCCCAATTGTTGGTATGGCTATTGACTCAGTGAAGGCGATCCGGTATCCGAAAGATATCAAAGAGAAGTCAACCAAACAAACCATGGGTGGTGGCGGAGCTTCTTATCTGGGTTCTGCCCTCAAAGGTATTCTTCCTGTTATTCGTAAATATAGCATCACTACTGCACTTATCCAACAAGTGTATGAAGAGATGGACGAATACAAAAAGATGAACAACCCATATCTAGTGCCAGATGGTCGAGCATTAAAGCACTTCTGTGATTACATGCTTGAGGTTGCTAGGATCGACACTAAAGACGGTCGCGTAGAGAAGGGCAAGAATATCTATGGTGGCGCTGCACAAATCGGCCACAAGGTTCGCGTCCGCGGTAAGAAGAATCGCGTAGGTGCTCCTTTCCGTGCTGCCGAGTTTACCCTAACCTACACAAAGGGTATCACCAATATTGGCGAAGAGGTCTATGAGTTGGCTAAGAGTCTTAAGGTTGTTAAACACCCAATCAATCCAGAGACCGGTAAAGAAAGCCCAATGATGTGGCAGCTTGGTGATGATGCCACAACACAGATTAAGGGTGAAGATAACTTCAAAAAAATCTTTCTGTCTAAACCCGATATGTGGGATAAGGCAATGACCTTATGTAACAGCATTGAAGATGAGGACGAAGTTATTCTTCTTCGTAATAAAGAACTTGGCTATATAGATGCAGAACTTGGGGCACCAGAGCTTGAGTAAGATTAATGAAATGATGGAGAGAGTCGGCGAATTCGCCGACTCTTATCCTAATTTAGACTTTGGCTATGTAATAGTTTCACCAAAACTACTTGCAGAGATGCTTAAAGAGCTGCATAGTTCTTATCGCTATCAGCAGTCGCATGCCAATGGTTTTGAAAGCCTAGCCCTACAAACACACCATGGTCAACTGTATGTGAAAACAGAATCAGATTTAGAAGACGATGATTTTATTCTTTTAGATAGATCTGGCAACAGATACTCATATAAGCACTTCTTTATAAACCAGCAAATGGAAAAAATACTCCTAAAGGGAGAAACCCCATGAGCAAAGTTTTACTAATAGGCGATCCTCATCTTAAAGTCTCTAACTTAGCCGCGGCGAAAACTTTCCTTTTCTGGCTAAATCAAGTAGTAGTTGAAACTAAGCCAGATTTTGTTATAAACCTGGGCGACACATTCGACACCCATGCTGTAGTCAGGTCTGAGCTCCTCTCCGAATTTAAGAACCATCTTCAATCGATAACGTCTCTTTGTCCCTATTTTTATGTGCTTGGTAACCACGATATGTTTAAACCCAACGATAGCACATATCATGCCCTTCAGGCGTTTTCGGGCGTCTATGATAATCTGATAGTAGTGGACAAAATTCTTCATAGAAATGATGTAGGAATAACATTCGTTCCATTCCAGCCAAACCATAGTAGCTTTCCAACAGAAACGCTACCAATATGTGTCGCACACCAGACTTTTGTCGGGTGCGATTTCGGTGGATATCGTCCAGACGACGGCGTCGATCCTGATACCGTATCTGCTGACCTAATAATCAGTGGTCATATCCATAAGAAACAGGCATTTGGCAAAGTGTTCTATCCCGGTAGCCCTTATTCTCAAAGCATGAAGGATATCGGGCAGATTAAAGGTGTGTCGATACTAGATATGGATACCTATCAAATAGAATTCCTACAATCTCCACTACCATCTTGGCAAAGTCTCGAAGTAGCAGTGTCAGACGTAAAGTCTACGATAGCACATATTCGAGATTCGATAAACGAAAATGATAATTGGGTAGTTGTTTTCACTGGTCCACGTAAAGAGATTGCGGCTATATTTGACTCTAAAGAGTGGAAAAAGTTATGTGAAAAGTCAAGAATCTCTACTCGTACTAAGTACATAGATTCTAACCGGGTAGAAAGAATAAAGATTAAGGCTCATACTGTGACAGATGTGGTGGATGAATATATAGATCGGGTTTATTCTGGCGGGGTGGATAAGGCCGTAATAAAGAAGACAATGCGGCAACTATTCGATAATGTTGACAAAAATAGTGTTTAACTGTCTACATATGATATTATAACATAAGTGAGAGATATGACTCTTCAGGTTGAAGAACATTTAGACCACCAGCGATGGCTCATGAATAATGGGTTGCTGAACGATCTGCATAAGGATACGTTGTATCTATACGGTACTCTTGTCCACAGAGATGTAAAGGCTGTTGAGCTAAACATTCAACCTGAGAATAAGGCCTTAGAATATATAGTGTATATAGATTCTAATCTTTTTAAGAGTTATCAACTCTACAATGAGTTGCGTACGACTAGTAGTATAATTGGGCTATGGCGACTAAAACGTTTGCTTAAGAAGAAAGGAAATCTCAACTTTATGGCAATCTTAAGTGGCTTCGTGAAAACATATTGCGGCCCTAAGTGGAATGTAAAGTTAGAGGTTAAGGATTTTAAAGAGTATGAGGAAGGTTTTAAAGGGATTGACACAGGATCAGGTAATGATCCACAGGCTAATCTCAGCACTAACGAAAAATAAAGACCTGCAGCAAGATCTGTGGGTTTCCTACCTATCTGGCGAAATAGATTCGACTTTCTCCAATAAACTTCAACAACTCTCCATCGCCGACGATATAGAAAAGAGAGCCTCCGCAAGTTTCCAAGACATCCTAGACCTAAATATCCCACAAGATCTATTAGACAACCTTTCAGACCTCCAGTGCACCATCCTACTCATGACAATTCTAGGTTATAGCCTAGAACAAGTTGGTAGGTATAATGGTGTAGAACAGGTTATAATTGATAAAGAAATGGTTGATCTAACTAAAAATCAAGTGTGGGTAGACTATGGCTTTAAAGCGCCACCTAAGTCAAGACGAAAGATTCGGGCTAACCGAAGAAGAGATTAAGATATCTGAAAAATATCTTAGGAAGAATAAAACTGCCGGTGCTGTAGCAGAGGCTGAGTCTATGAAGCTTTATGAGCTATTCATGCTCGGCTACTCATTCAACGATATCCAACAACAGTATCCGCAATACCCTGTCGCGCAGATTATCTTAACGGCAGCTCTACGAGGCTGGTGTAAAGATAGAGAGAGGATGATGGGTTCTCTCAGAGACCGCATACAGGCCAAGGTTGTTAAGTCGGTTATAGAGCAGGTAGATTTCTTGACCACCATGCTTTCAGTAACCAACGTCCAGCACATGGATGTTATGCGCAGATTCATTATGGATCCGACTAATAACCCTCTTCCATCTATATATGTCCAAAACATAAAAGAATACAAAGAGGTCGCAGAAGTCCTGCATAAGCTAGTTGCCGGTGTTTCACCAGGTACTGGTAAAAAGAGTGCCATGATGGATGCTTTGTCTACGCCAGTTAAAGTAGAAAAGCTAGATGAAAATAAGCAGCCACAGACTTTAGATATACGTCAACTTGCTGCTGATGCAGAAGACGATGACTAAGAAGGCAACAAAGATAAAGCCCCCAAAGGGCAACATACTTAAAACTCTAACGCTAGAACAGCGTACTGAGTTATTTTTTCGTATCTGTAAAAATAAAGCAGAGTTAAAAGCCTGGATCAAATTGTTCCTAAATCTAGATCTACCGGATAAAACCGTGTCTCGCTATGCTGACACTAATCCGCTAGATATTGTCTGGCTTATATATGAGATTTGTGTTCTAGAAAGAAACGTCGAGGATATAGAAGAGTTGTTGTGTGTTGCTGGGCGAGGCAGCGGTAAAACTCTAGCCGTTGCTATTGCAGAGTTCATCTTGTTGTTCCACGATCAGCGCGACGTTGCTCATGTGGGTGCAATCTTATCTCAGGCTAAGCGCTGTTATCAGTATCAGCAAGGCTTCATGCTCAATGAGAGGGTGAAGCCCATACTGAATCAAAGCATAGACGGCTTTCCTGTAATGGAAAAAACAACACAGGAAAAAAGCTCATTTAATATACGCGACAGGAAGACAGGAGATCTGGTTAAAGTCGACCTAGAAGTACTCCCTTGTACTCTAAAGTCGGTCAACGGTTTTCACGGAGCCTTTGTGTCCGTGGATGAGATCGACACCGTTCAAGGTGAGGGTGTTAGAGCTTTCCAAGATATCTCCGGTATGTTGGACTCCAAGAGAGGCCGCAAATCTCTTAGGGTTGGTATATCCACACGCAAATCTAGATATGGCCTAATGAATCAGCAGATTGAAGATGCTGTTGCTCAAGGCCGTACTGTAAAGAAGTGGACGGTTCTAGAATTTAGTGAGCGCTGCCCTGACGAGAGATCGGGAACAACACCCACGGTTGGATACTATCTTCAAGACACTATGGAAGTGATCGATGAAGAGCAGTGGAGTAAAAAAGACGGTAAGAAAAAAGAAGAATATATTAAGCATGAGTTTGCTGGTGAGGGTTGTCTAAAGTGCCCAATGGCCGCACTATGCTTGTCCGACGCCAAAAAGCAATCATCCAAATCCTCAATGTTGAAGCCAATATCTGACGCTATTAAAAAAACTAGAGAGAACGGCGCAGATTGGGCAATCTCTCAGCTTTATAACCTAAAACCTTCTGTCGAAGGAATAGTTTATAAAGAGTTTGATGAGAAGGAACACGTGAAAAACTGGAATGAGATGTGGTATATCCTTACCAATCAAGAATATCCAGGTGAGTGTACACATGACATCTTTGTTAAAAAGTGTCACGCGATGGGTTTAACTTGTTATGCTGGTATTGACTGGGGCTGGTCAAACCCAAGCACGGTGGTTTTCTTCTTTGTAGATAAGCGTGAAAATATCTATGTGGTTCGATGCGAGGGTCGCACATATACAAACAACCCTACTTGGGCACAGATAATCAGAAGTAAGTGGCACCATATGTACCGCTGCCAACTATACTTCCCTGACTTAGCAAACCCAGGCGACGCCCAAACAATGCGCACCGAAGGACTTCCTTGCCCCAGTGAAGTAGAAAAAAGCACAGAGAGTGGCATACAGGTTGTAAAGAAATGGCTGAAGAGTTTAGCCTCCGTTAATCCAAAAATTTTCTTCGCTAAAGACACTTGCGGTCCAATAATTGTGGAGTTTGGTCTTTATCACTTTAAGACTGACGCGGCTGGCAAAATAACAGATGATGTAGAAAAAGAACACGATCACTGGTTGGATGCATTGAGGTATGCGCTGTACTCTCTCTTCGGCAAGAGCGCCGCAATAATAGCAGATCCTGATTATGAGAGCAAATCTAAGCTAGTTGATAGATTTGGTAGCTTTTCTAGAATGCCTTCTCCCGAAGAGTTTGCTGCTTCTAAGAATATACGCATTAATCCAGAGGCCGATCAGAGTAAGGCAAAACTAGGTCAAATAGGTAAAAAGAGTGATTTAGATTCAGATGATGGCGGGGATTCAGGTATAGGCGGCGATGCATCGTTCTTATGGTCGTTCTGATGATGACTACTGTATAATAGAAGTTAAGTGAGGACTATATGGGTTTGTTTGACGATCTAACTAAGGGCATTAAAAACGCTTTATTGAGCGATATTAACGAGTTGTCTAAAGGCGACGGCGATAATGTGCCCGATAAGCCCCAAGAATTGCCTCAAAACGATGGCTCGATTGGCCAGAAGGCCATAATTGATGACCCATTTTTTGATCAAGTTCATCAACACTTTATATTCCGCAACAAAATGTCGCGGATCTCCAATAAGACCCTAAAAGATGTCTCAGTAAGAGACTGGGTTGTTTCTGCTGCTATTCAGGCCCGCTGCGACACCATGCTTCGCTTTGCTCGTCCGCAGCGCAAAATGTTTGATATGGGGTTCAAGCTTCAAAAGAAGAACCACCACGAAGATCTAACCCCCGAAGATCGAAAAATTATTGCTGACTTAGAGGACTTCATCTATCATTGCGGTCGCAAGGATAAGGTCCCTCCAGGCGAAGAGATGACCTTCGGTGAGTTTCTTAAGCTGTGTACACGCGATGCTCTAACCTTTGGTCACGTGGCAGCTGAGAAGATTTTGACCCGTCGTGGTAGTCTGCACAGGTTTCGTCCTGTGCCATCTGAGTCTACGTACATTATTAATCCAAAAACCAACAAAGAAATCATTGTTAAAGAGATTGCGAGCGCTCGTAAGACATATAAGATGAAGCATGCGACTCAGGGCGGCATTGATCCTGAGGAAAATCAGCAGCTGAACGAGCCGTCTATCGAGTACTATAAGTACGTACAGATGTCCTACGATTCTAAGATCCTTGCTGCATTCGGCGATGAGGATATGATCTTCAAGTTGTTTAACCCACAGAATTTTGCAGATTCTATGGGATATTGTTATTCGCCGTTAGAGTTGGCCATCATCAATGTAACAAACCATCTCAACGTTGAAAACTATAACTCCAACTTCTTTACGCATGGCTACGCTGCGCGCGGCATCCTTCATCTAAAGGGAACAGTAACCCAAGCACAGCTAGCCTCTTTCCGTAGGCAGTTCTATAACACCATCTCTGGTACACAGAATGCATGGCGGACTCCAATCGTTGCAGGTATGGACGACGTACAGTGGGTACCAATGTCTGGTAGTGCTAAAGAGATGGAATACCTTAATTACAACAACCATATTATTAGAGCAATTTGTACTCAGTTTCAGATCGACCCGGTCGAATTGGGCCTAGATTATCTTATTAGTGGTACTGGTCGCTCATCTACGCAGCAGGCAAACAACGAATATAAGATTAACTACTCCCGCGAGCGCGGCTTAATTCCTATCCTCATGTTGTTCGAAGAC